AACGATAAAGAAGAATTGCTAGAGTCCATACAGTGTGGATGTATGGGCTTTATGGAGTTCTCCAAATTCCACTGAGAGGGACGCCTCTCAAGTACAAAAGGTAAACCATGGGACTAAACAAGAAGTTAGCTTTAAGTGTTGCAGCAGCTGCTGCCATTGTTGAATCAAATAACAAGAGAGGAAAAAATGTTAAGAGTAAAAATAGGAAGAGAAGTAACAGAGCAAAAAGATAGAAGTGCTGAGGGTGCAGTTGCAGACTTTGTTGAGATAAAGACAGAGATTGATGCATTGAATGAGAAGTTAAAAGTAGCAAAAGAGGTTTTAATTGACAAAGCAGTTCTTATACTTGGAGATGATGAAACATCCACCATAACATTTAGTGTAGATGATGATAGTGTTCAGATTAGTTTTGGATACGACATCAAAGTGAAAGATGAAGATACTTTAAGAAAAATTCTAGCTGATAGATTTGATGATCTAGTAACTACAAAAACAACCTTTACCCCAGACAAAAAGCTTAAAGAGATGGCTTTGGAAGATGATGGTCTTCATGAATGCATGAGTGTAAAAGCTAAAACACCGGCACTAAAGGTTGTGAAATGAAAATAGCTGTAGTTATAGGGCATAGTGAAAAGAGTCAGGGTGCAATAAACAAGAGATATGATGTTTCCGAATTTCAATTTTTTGAAACCTTGGCACAAAAGATAAAAAGTAACTTTTCAGACTTTAATATGGTTGATGAGATTGTACTTGTATATCGTGAAAATGGTTATGCAAAACTTCCATCTGAAATAAATAGTCTTAATGTTGATCTAGTTGTGAGTTTGCATGCAAATGCATTCAATACAACAACTGATGGATGTGAGATGCTTTACTATCATAAATCAGAGTCTGGTAAAGAGATAGCAACTATATTTCAAAAAAAGATATTAAAACTACTTGCTAACACTGACAGAGGTATCAAACCAAAGACGAGTGAAGATAGAGGTGGTTACTTACTCAAAGAAACAAATGCACCTTGTATTATCTGTGAGCCTTTTTTTATAGATAACGATGCAGACTTTGGTTTTGCTCAGATGATGCTTGAAAAAGGTGAAATGACTACAGCTTATTGCGAAGCTATTGATGAAGCTGTGCAGTATTTGAGAGCTTAGTAGTTTCATAGGACTCACACTGGTGAGTTCTATTGAGATTATTAAAGGATATGAAAATATGAATAATTTACTAACACCAAACACTGGTGATAAGAAAATGGATGAAGCTTATATGAAAATGCAAGATCATGTAAGTAAGTGCAAAAACTTTGATGATTTCTTTATGCACTTCAACTACATTGTCAAAACAGATGATAAAGAAGTATTAAATAAATGGCTGTTAAAAGTTTTGTTTGTAAATATGAAATATGACAAGCATGATTTTGACAAGTTACTTGATAGTGTTGATGATCTTAAAAAACAAGAGTTACGAAATTGGCTAAGTGCTAGTTTGAAAAAACAAGGAGAAAGTATATGAGGTTTAATTTTTTAAAAGGAAGTACTCTTGATCAAAAAGATTTTATACTTGATAAACAAGAGGCTTATATAGATGATTTTTTATATTCAAATAGCGTTACACTTATATATTCCCCTCCAAAACAAGGTAAGACTTGGCTAGGTTATGGAATCACAACTACTCTTATTAAACGGGAAGATATAAAGGGTGTAATATATGTTGATATGGATAATGGACTTAGCTCTTTAAAAGAGAGATCTATTGATGAGAAATTTATAAATAATCCAAAAATAGAGTATGTAAGTCGTGCAAAGATAGACTGCACACCTATTGAGTACCTTAGAAGAATAGTTTCTGAAGCTACTGTAGGAAATTATAAAGGTTATACATTTTTTCTTGAGACAACTAAAGATTTTGTGGATACAGATAGCAAATCTCAATCAGTAGAATTTATGCAGCTTGTTATGAAAATAAGAGATGCAGGTGGCACTGTAATTATTATGCACCATGCAACTAAAGCTGGTCGAACCATATCTGGTGTTCAAGTATTTATAAACTCTCCAGATAATGTTTATGAGATGACTCAAAAAGCTAGAGAGGAAGATAAGCTACACTTTATGCTCAATGTAACTCATGCAAGAACTCTTGTAAAAGACATAGGTGTTACTGTCAATACTCAATCTCTTGAGCTTACAAAACTTGATGAAGTTTACTCAACAATGAGTGAATATGAAGAGGAATTTGTGAGGAAAGGTAAAGAAGCTTTGAAGAAGAACCCAAATGGATTAGGACAAACTGAGCTATTGAAATACATAGGTTATGAGAAAACAGATAAAACTGCACGAGACACATTAGAGAAGTTTATTGATAAGTTCTGGATAAGAGAAAAGGTTAACAGCAGACTATTTAAATTTTCACTGTTGTAAAAATCTTTACAACTACTACAACTACTACAACACCTATAATATGAGCCCTACTTAACGGAGTTGTAACAGTTGTAACAGTTGTACAACTCCAATGACTTTACAAAAATCTACCACAATGACAACTTCTACCACATTGAAAGGAAACCAGATATGACACCAAAACAAAAACGACTACATGCATCCCTCATAAAAGCATTGCATATCTCAAGAAGATATCAAGAGTATTATAAAGATAATAAAGATGAGTATAGAGAGTTACTTCAAGAACATTTCAAAGCTGATAGTTCTAAGGAGTTGAGTATAGATCAACTGATGATATTTGTTGATTACATGAATTTTAAAAAAGTTGAACTACCTACATATAAAAATCGTATATGCACAAAAGCTCAACTTGCAACTATGAGAGGTCTTTGGAATGATTTTGCCACAACTAAAACAGATGAAGCACTTTTAAAGTTTGCAAACCGACAAACTCAAAAAACATATACAGAACTTCATATGGTTACATTGAGAGAAGCACAAAAAATCATACCAGTACTTGAGACTATGAAAAAGAATATCATTCCAATAAAATGATTATTTATTACGAGTTTCATTATAAATTTGCTGATGAAATGTGAGTATAAACTATTTTGTGCTACAATGCACGCACTAAAAACCTGACGAGGTAAAAATAAAATGACAAAAAATAAATTTAAAGAAATATTTGAAATCAATAGAAAAAAAGCTCAAGAAAATAACTTAAAAGCTGAAGTTGTCTCAAATAATGGTACAAGTCAAAGTGTGTTAGATTCATTAAAAGCTTTAAGTGATCCAGAAGAGATGAAAAAAGCAGTAGATGAGCTTTCAACTGACATGTATCAAACATTTCAAGAAGTACATAAGGTAGATGCTTAGATGCCAGATGATGTATTAGATGAATTGTATAATGCAGTAGATCTCCTCAACAACCTTTTAGAAACTCCCCAGTTTAAAGCTTTTGTAGCAGTATCAGAACAAACCAGAGAAGATGCCTTAGATAAAGCTACAGAACATCTTTTTTTACACAATGATACTTTTGGAATAGAAGCTAAATGTACAGATGTTTATAAGCTTCTTAGTTGGTATGGTCACTTTCTTTATCAACATGCTGATGACAGAAATGCTGTTATTTACTTAGCGACTATGGCTATTTTAAATAAAAAGATTTTAAAAAATGAAGTATGTGGTTTCACAATAGATAGACAAACAACTACAGAAATGTATAAGATGCTAGCAAAAGATGGGGAAGACGACCATCTTGCCATTGGTAAAAATGGTTTATACATAGCTTTTAAAACCGCTCAAAATATCTGCATTCAAAAAGCAGCTGCATAACAAGAAACTTACAAAATGACATAATTTACAAGTATATTTACTTTTTTGTGTATAATCGCCTATCTTACCTAAAGGATGGGCTGCATGGGTACAACTGTCACTAACTTTGACCTTTTTAAAGAGTTTTTTGATTTTGTGCGTAATCCTGCTAACGATATAAATGCCACCATAAAAGAGTATGGTGGTTCCTCTTTTTACATCCCCTCCCATAAAACAACATTCCGAAATAATGAGATTATAGAAAAATACAAACAAAATGCCGGTAAAGTTGGTCTAGTAAAAGAATTGGCTCGTGAGTATGATCTAACTGAGAGACAGATATATGATATTACTAAGGAGTGTCGTACACCTAGTTTATTTGAGTAGATTGCCTTCTTTCATATAATCCTCAACAATCTCTTCTAATTCTTCGAGAACATTATCATATAAAGTGTCATCATCATGTATCGGTAAAAAAGGACGAGCATCCATCGTGCCATCTAATCTACCAAACTGATGAACTACAGGATAAGGATAACCATCTTTAGTTGCATTTAATCCAACAGAAGCACTATCGTTTGAAGATTCAACATTTAATGATTCTTGCATATCTCCTTCACGATATAGTATCTTACTTTGATTTTTCTTCTTGCTTTTGAGAGTTGAAGCTTTAAGTGGATTCCAACTTATCCCATTTGGAGAGCTTTGTGTCTCAAATGATCTATCTGTTACATTGTAAAGATGATTTGCAAGTTCTGCCATAAGCGGTGCAGTATTTTTTGCTTTATTTGATATATTTTTAAGGTTATTTTGAAGCTTGTCTATCCCTTGAGCTTTTATAGATATTTGCATTTCTCGTCCCTTTGATGTATAATTTCAGTATATCAAGAGAGATAATGGGATTCACGGAGGCGGCAAGTCGGACCCTGCCCTGAGAGAACCGTGACCTTTAATCCGACTCTCTCTTGTATATTAACTTTTCAATTCTTTTTTTTTCAACAGTTGCACCAGTATCTAATAATTGTAAACTTACCCCTTGAGTTTTATCTTTCTTATATTCAAATATAGCCATCATAGCTCTTTTCTTGCTATCTATTGTTATATATCTAAACATCTTTTTTACAAGTCTTGAAGCTTTTGAATCCCATTCTATATATATTTCATCAGGGTCTTTTATAGTTGGTATCATCTCATCTAAAAGTAGATGTCTATCTTTTTTAGTTATTTTTAAATGTCCTGTATGGCTTGTAAATAAATTATCATCTATTAAAAGAGGATCACCAGCTTTATCTATAAATAAGTCTCCTTTTTTTACATCCATCTTCTTATAAAATGTATTGAGTAGTTCAGCTTGAGTAAGTGATTCGTAAGTTTTATTTTTTGTAGCACTATGTAGGAAGTTTAAACTTTTATCTAAACTCATTTGTGATAGTGCTGCTACTTTTGAAGTGTCTCCTACATTGTAGTTCCAATCTTTAGAAGCTACAGAACTTGGAGCCTTTGATGAAATCTTTAGTCCTCTTTTTTGAACTTCCTTTTTACTTATAGCTCTAGTTTTGCATTTACAACCCCAATCATTTGGTGGATAGTTTGTACTCCAGAAGCTATCATCTCGTGGAAGAACTGTACCATGTAGGTCTCTATGAGAAGTTCTTGTATTTTCAAGTAGTGCAGAAACATATTCCAGATATATAGAGTTAGGAAGTTTCATCTGCTCTTTATATCTTGCTGTTGCATAGGCTACTCTCATATTTGTTTTAAAAATTGTGCGTAATCTATTAGAACCTATGTTTATAGTTTTAACTTCTCCAGTATTTGGATTTACAATATCTTGCTCACCCCACCAACCTTTTTTTTGAAGTGTTGGTTTAATATCTTTTTTAAAATCATCAAAGTGCTTGCCCTCTTTGATTGCACTATCAAGTGAAGTAAAAATATCATGCAGTAGATCATGTCTCATAACCTTGGCTACGGTAAAGCTTTTATGATGAGCCTCTGAAGCTATTTCATTATAATTAAAACTTGTTTTATAGCCTTTATTGTTAAGGTATTCTATGGCTTTTTTTGGAGCTTGATTAAAGTTGAACTTAACCATCTGGATTCTCTTCCTCTATCTCAGCTTGAGCTAAAATGGCAGAGTTAGCAAGATTCTTAAAAAGCATATCCTCCAAATCTTTTGTATTCATGTCCGGATATATCTCAAGCAAACTTTCGTAAACCTCTTCATAAGAGGAAGAATTTTCTACAATTTTTATAATTTGCTTTTGAAATGTGAGTTCTTTTTTTGTATCAATAGCGGCACTTTGAACATCTAATTCATCTTGATGCATAGTGTCTTTTGCTAAATGAAACCTATTGTTTGGAATAACAGAACTCTCTTTTTTATCCTCAACCTGAATACTGTAAGTTTTCTCAATATACTCTTTTTTAGGAGTGTAACCCATCTCTGATATAACTTTATCTCTTGAGGCTAGTTCTATATTTAAGTTGTCTTTATCTTTTAAAACTGCTGTTATATCATCATCTATGGAGTTCAACTCTTTAAATGATTTAATCACACTTCTTAAAATTTTATTTAATATATTTGCATCTGCCTGTGCTAAATCCATTCTTATATCATTATGAACTGTAGCTGCTGCCAATGAGCCACTATTAACTTGTCCTGTAAGGTTCCCTCCAAGGATAATTTCTCTTATTTGATTATCAATATACTCAATAATCTCTTTGAAATTTGCTTTATCTTTAACAGTTACGATATCAAGAGAGTCCTCTACATCAAGAACTGCTCCATCACCACCTAGCATATTGTATATTTCATCTGCTAAAACATCTTTTTCACCCTCAGTTTTTGCGATAACCCAAGGTGTACCAAATCTCTCAAGTAGTTCTACCCAAAACTCTAAAGAAGCATTTTTAAACTCAACCAACCAAAATAAAGGGTTATATAAAGGTTGTCCATAAGGTTTTAAAGGTTTAGATTTATAAACTGCATGGATAGCTTTATGCTCTGGTATATCCTCTGCTATACCGCTTGGGCTATATTTAAGTACTCCATTGTGTAGCTCAAACTCTTTATATGGTCTCTCAATAAGTTTAGGATAGTAGATCCAATCTTTCTCATCCCAGTTGAGTTCAAATACACCGATGCCCTGGTATGGAATATCAAGTATAGAATCTAGTGTATCATAATCAAATACATCCTCTAGGTTTTGTTTGATGACTTCATCCTTAGCTGTTATCAATATCTCTTTTTTTAGTATGTGAGCTTTTCGACTTCCTTTAGCAGCTGTTACAGTTGAATCTCTTTCAATCTTATCTATCTCGTCATTTGTAAGCCATGCAGATGATACAGGAAGTTCAAATAAAGATTTTAATATATCTTTTTGATTTGATTTGAGGCGTAGCACCTCTCTTTTGGTCTCTTGTTTTTTTTCTTTTTTCTTAGCAAATAGTTTTTTAAACATTATCTTCTCCCATTTCTTCTAGCTCTTGAGTGTCTTGTATTTGTTCGTCTGCCACTGTTCTTAGAATCTTTTTTAATTCGTCTAAGTTTTGAGAGTCTATAAATTGCACTGAGTGGATCATGTAAATCATCGTGGTCCGCTTCTGGGAAATCATCCATCTGTGCAAACAGTTCAGGATGATCACCAACAAATACTATATCCCCCTCATCAATTGGAAACTCTAATTCACCCATACGATCTTCTTTGTTATCTGTATGATGAAGAAACTTAGTTGATGGCATCGGCACACCTTGGCGAAATGCTTCATCTTTAATCCAGTCTCTTAACATATAAAACCCACCATTCTTATCACCACTTAGTAGGTAAACTTTCATTGTTTTTAAAATTCTTATTGTTTCAGTTACAACTGGCTTACCCTTTATTCTTGATTGTTTAGTGTAAAAAATATAGAGCTTTTGAGTCTGGTTGTTTATGCCAGCTGCTACAAATCCACAAAAATCTCCCTCTTGAGAGTCGCCTTTTGCATCTACATATAAAAATATTTTGTCTAGTTTTGGCATTTGAGTATGTGAAATTTTTACAAATTTACTTGAATCAAACTTTTGGTTCTCAGAGTTTGGATTATTTTGCTGCTCTTTTTGAAATGCTTTTGGATTGGCTGCTCTTTTTTGCATAAGTAGTTCCAGCTTTACTGCATCCCATAGTAGAACTGCTCCTTCATCCATAAGCTTTTTATTTTCAAGGTAGTAGTTATGTGCATCTTCTATACCTTGGTATCTATATATTTTAGAGTACTCATCCCACATATCAATATTTGTAGGATATGAGATAAGACTTCTAAATATGATTGGGTTCCAAAACTTTAATTTTAGTTTACGACTTAAAACACTATCACGATGGAGGATAGTACCTATATAGAGTATATCCATAGAGCCATCAACTGATCCAAGATTGTCAATAGCTTCATCAAGCCACTCTTCAAGCTTATCTCTTTGTTTTCGACTTCTTACATTGGTATCATTTTCTAAATCATCTATAATAGTTAAGTCTGGTCTATATGCTCCGTGAAAAACACCACGCACTCTTTTGCCAGAACCATAACCTTTTAATTTGATATTATTTTTAGTAACGATGTCGCCTATCTTCCAAACTTTACCCACTCCTGTCGCATGTGGGAAGTCTGCTTTTAATCTATCGTTTTCTTCTAATTCAGCTTTAATCGCTTCAATAAGAGTTTCTGTTAGTTCGATGGCATCAGAGAAAAGAGTAATAAACTTTTTAAAATCATTTACGATACACCATATAGGAAATACTCTTGAAGCATCTGTAGATTTACCATTTCCACGAGGTGCAGCTTTTGCAAATTTTAACCCTTGCAACTTTTTTGGATCAGTAATTCTATAATATGTTTTTTCTAAATCATCCTGTAGTTGTGATTTACCTTCCAGTGTATAGTAATGTGGGAAATATGTAGTCCTAAAATAATGAAAGTCCGTGAGTTGCTTTTTTACACGCTCTCCTTTTTTATTTGGATCTAATGCATCATTTGCTTTTATCTGCTCTTTTAAAGCAGATGTATATCCATCTAGCCAGTTCTTAAATGCACTTCTTGTTATTTTTTTTGCTTGAGATGCAGTTGCACCACTCTCTAGGGCTTCACTTTTAGAATCTTCAAGGAAAGCAAATAACTCATCTTTATCAAATAGAGACATTGCTAAGCTCTTCTTGTATATCAGCAATTGTTGAAATTACTTCTTCCATACATTCTTTTGGCAATGTAACTCTCAATGCCTCTAAAGTAGTTTTGATAGTATGTTTTATAATTCCCAATTTATATGCTTCAGGATCTTCACTACTTGCAACTTTACGCATCTTAGAAAAACTGTCCCCTAGTGATACAATGAGAGAAGCTTTATCCTCAGCTTGTAAATCTTCATTTTCTCGTATCTCTTTTAGGGAGTCATACATGTAGCCAACAAACATAGAGTACATATTTTCTTTTTTTTCTTGTGATGATACTATGTGCTTAGAAGCTTTTAGTGTAAGCCAATCATATCCCTCTTTTTTATCCTTAGTTTGATAATTTGAGATAGTCTTTTCACTTACACCTAGTGTATCTGCTATTTGCTTCATACTTTTGTCTGCATCAACAAAAAGGCTTCTTGCTAGGATTTTGTTTCTATCTGCATTACTTAACTTACTCATCTAAAGCCTTTAGTGTTTACTCTTCTTCTAGTGTTATGTCTAAAAGCAAAGTTTGTATGTGTCTCATCAAATGATGCAGTTGAAGTTGAAGTGATTTCTGTTTTTAATTTTCCGTTGCTCATTTTTAACAAATAAGCCTCACACTCTTTTTTTAACTCTTTATCTTCATCACTTAAAAGTTCATTTTTTCTTTTTAATTCATAGATTGTTAGATCAACACTTATCTTTTTTAAAAGTGGTGTTGGTTGTGCAGGCATAACTATAAAAGATTCAATAAATGAGATAGCATCATTCAGTGCATCATCAATTACATTTTGGTTTATTGTTCCAGTTGCATTGATGTCTGATAGTTCTAGTAATTGCTGCGAACTTATCTCTTTTAGTAAATCTTCATTGTTAATCAAAACAAAATCCTTTATTAAATGCGTTTAACTAGTGTTTAAAAACTAAAAACTATTTTTATGCGATACATTTATCGTCTTTGAGATTAAAGGGCTAATAAGCCCCTTAAAATTATGCTGAGAATTTTAGCTTGATAAGAGCACCTGGTCTAACACAATATGGAATCATCTTAGTCTCAGTCTCAATACCCCAGCCTTTACCTTTTGGTAACTCTTCAGGTTTAGCTGCAAAGAATAGTTTTGGAGCTGCTTTCATAGCTTCAATATGGTCAGCTCTTCCGTAGATATGTTTAAACACATCTTGAGTTAATGGAATCACTACTGCTTGAGCTTGAGCGATAAATGGTTGTTTATCTCCATTTTCATCTACATAAGAAGCACGGAAAGGAACATAACGCTTAGAGTGAACAACGAGAACACGCTTACCATCTTCATCTAACCATTTTGCTTGACCAGTCTGAAAAAAGTTATTTGTTTCTGCATCAGCTGCTACTCTTGAAATAAATGTTGCATCAGCTAAAATTTCATATGGCACTTCAGTTCCAAGTTCATCTACTAATGCAGCATCAATCTCATCAAGAGCTGCAATGTTATCTTTACCTTTAAACTCGATTGGAGCAGCTGTTGTATTGAACTCAAATAAAACTGTACCTTCGCCATCAATAACTTTTCCAAAAAGAGCACCAGTAGCCATATACTCAATAGTTGTCATATAGTCTTCTTTATGCTCTGTGAGAATCTCTGTAATTTTTTGCGATACAGCCTCAACTTTTGCTTCACCCTCAAGTGATTCAAACTCATTGATTTCATGTGCTAAAATTTGACCACTTAAACCAAAGCGAGGTAAAGAGATAGTAAGTTCATAAATATCTTTAGTATCTTTAACTAATCTATCTGCACCTGGAGCAATTGCACGAAGAACAATTGAAGCACCTTTTTTGATTTTGAGTTTAGCAGTATTTCCAAGAACTGGTTTGCCTTTACCTTTGAAGTATTTATCAAACACAAATGTACCAGCTGTTTTGATCTGATTGATTGCTTTGATACTAACAACGAGTGTCCATAATTTCATAATGTCAGAAAATTTCATATATGTGCTCCTTACTTAGCTATGATTTTATTTTTAAATAGTGTTGCTTTTAAGAACTCATCACTACCACCAAGGTATTTCTCTTTTACAATACCTGTTACTACAACTGTCGTTTTTTTAGTCTCAGTTAAATCATTGTATAAAACACCGTTTGCATCCCATGCTCCATCGTTCGTCCAACTTGGATCAGTAGGTAGAGCTGTATTGTCAGCAGTATCATTTGTGAAAATACTACCTTCATAATAAACAACATCCCCAATTTGATAAGTTCCAGCTACATAAGCTGGAGCAGTTAGAGGATTCCAATTAAGACCACCATCTGTAGATGTTAATAATGTTGCAAGAGGTAAAGCATCTCCAGCATCAATAATTGATTGTGGAACATTTACGGTTCCGACGACCGTTTGTTGTACATCTGTAAACGCATCACTTCTTTTTACTTTTGTGATATCTGTTATATTTTGACCTGTAAAACCTGGCATTATTCAATCCCTCCTAGTTTTAATACATTGTAAGGTTCATTTTCAGAACTACCATTTTTTGAATTTGGATATAAGTTATCCTCAGGCTTTTGCATAATTGGTTTAGCAGCTGCAATAAGTTTTGTTAAACCCTCTGCATCTTGTTTGCCAAAAGCAAGTAATGCCTCTTTTTGCTCAGGTGAAACTTTTTTGGCTGCAATTGCAGCATCAACTTCATCCTCAACTCTTTTTTCTTCAGCTTGAGCTGCAGCAGCTTTTAACTCTTCGTTTTCAGCTTTAAGTGCATCTTGTTCAGCTTTTTCTTCAGGTGTCATACCCATCTCTGTCTCCTTTTCATGGTGTGGATTGTTCTTGTGATTTGCTATAACCTCTCCTAGTTCTTCTAAAAAAGGTCTGTTTGTAAGAGCCAAACTATGTAAGCTCCAACCAATATCTTCTCCAGATACTTGATCTATTGTATGTTGATCAAATACTGGTGAGATATATTTATACTGTTCACTCTTGATAAGTTCTTTGGCATCATCTAACCATTTAACTTTAGCCCATAATTCATCATCCTTTATATAGAGTTCTTTTACCCAGCCAGTAGCTGGAGCTTTTTCATTCCATAATGAGGCATGCTCAAAATCAGCAACGATGTCTATAGTTGAGTTGTCAAAATTAGTTTTGATTTCTTCTAAGTCTTGAAGTGTAAGTTCAAATGGACCAGCAGAGTGTCCTTTCCAACTACCAACAACTGCGATTTTAACTTCATCTAAAGTGTTGGCATCTGTAGTTTGTGCAAGTGCAAATAGCAAGTTGCAGGCTATAAGTGATTTTTTCATATATTTCCCTTTTGTAAGATTGTTGTGAACTCTCTTTTAAACACTGTTAAATATCCAGCACTTACAACAGAGTCAAATATCTTTTCCGATTTACCCATTTTTATAGGCTCTGAATTTACAAATGATTGTAAAGATAGTCTTGTATTTATCTCTTGTAATAAATCATATATTTCATAATGTTTTGAAGAGCGTGTTTTTTCATTTTTTGAATATGAAATGTGAGCAATATATAAATTAAACTTGTATGTATCTCTTATCGGACTATCTGGTGAATCTCCTATGAAATCCAAAAAGATTAATGGCATCTCATAAGTTGCAAATTTAAAGCTTTTAGGATCACTTAATTCTCCAAAATACTTTTTAGCACTAAGACCATCTTTGTTTAAAACATCAATAACACTCTTCTCAAAATCACTAATCATGGCGAAAGTTTAAAGGATTTGGTAGCTTTTTAACAAGCGAAGTTTTTCTAAGAAAATGAGCTTTGCGGTTACTTAATAGATAGCTTCGTAAGTATTAATTTAGAATACCGGCAATGATTTATTAAAGGTTGGTTATGGAAGTTAGTTTTGTGGTTACATTTTGGCAGTTACTTATTGGGATAATTGTTATCACCTCTGCATTTGCTGGTAATACATATATGACTAAACAAAATTCTAAAGAGCTTGGTGCACTAAAAATCAATGATATAAAAGCTTTACATGAAAAATGTAATGAGATGATGCAAGAAAGAACTGCTAGAAAAACTTTTGTAACACTAGAACTATATAGAAATGAAGTTGATCATTTAAATAAAACTCTTGATGAGTTAAAAAGTCAAAGTAAAGAGATCCTGGAGTATGTAAGAAAATGATTACTCCAGCTGAACTCAAACGAAGACTTGAAAATATTGTACAGGTTGGCACAATTAGTCAAACTAAAAGTGCTGATGGAAAATCTTTAGCTCGTGTTGTATTAGATGATAGTGGTGAGGATAAAAGAGTTAGCAAGTTTTTACCAGTGCTTAATATTGCAAATACATTTATGAAAGTATGGGTGCCAATAAAAGTAGGTGAGCAAGTTCTTGTAATAAGTCCATTTGGAAATTCAAACAGTGGGTTTATTATAAGAAGTATCTTCAATAGAAGTTGTAAAGAACCAACTGGAGCAAATGAGAATACTACAGTTATAGAATTTGATGATGGCACAGTGATTCAATATGATTCAAAATCCAGTGAACTAAAAATAGATGCTTCTAAAAGTATAAATATATTTTGTCAAACTGCAACTATTACAGCTACTACAGTGGATATAAGTGCTGATGTATCAATAGATGGTGACTTGAGCATAACTGGAGATATAAATTGTGATAGTGAAATTAGTGATGTTCTTGGAAATCTTACTAATCATTCACATAGTGATAGTGATGGTGCAACATCACTTCCAAGGTAGATGAAATGTTATTAAGTACATCAATTGAAAATTCTACATACACTGAAAGTGAAGAGGAAAGTTTTAAGAGAATCATAACAACTGCTAAAGGTAGTCGTGTAATGAGACCTCATTTTGGATGTGATTTATATGAGTTAGTAGATAGAACTATGGATGATGAATTTATGATGTTATTTAATAGATATCTACTAGATGCATTTTTTGATGAGAAAGATGAACCATGGGATGATAGATTAATCCCTTTAAGTGTAAAAGTAACAAATATTGAAGCAACTAGCGGTGAAGTTACATGTATGGTCACATTTGAGGATAGTTCTATATTGATAAGCATGAAAGGTTTTGTCAAATGATTAATATAGATAGTTTAACTAGACCGGATGTGTTGCAAGTCTTAGACTATGAAACAATTTTAAATCAAAACATAGAAAACTTTAAAACTTTAGTGCCGGACTGGATACCTTTAGAAAGTGATGAGTTTAAACTTATACTTGAAGCTTTTGCTTATAG